ACAACTGACTCAGTAACATTTGCTGGTTTATACTCTTCAGGTAACGTAGTTCTTGGTGGTAACCTTACAGTTAACGGAACAACTACAACAGTTAATGCAACAAATAGTTTAATTGCTGATCCTTTGATTGAATTGAATACAGGTGCGGGTTCGAATGCCAACGATCTTGGATTTGTATTTGAACGTGGTTCAACTGGAGATAACGCAGCATTAATTTGGGATGAGTCAGAAGACAAGTTTAAGATAGGTACAACCACTGCGACCGGTGCTTCAACTGGCAATATGACAGTTACAACAGGATCCTTAATAGCCAATCTTGTTGGTAACGTAACAGGTAACGTATCTGGTTCGGCTGGTTCTGCAACTGGTAACGCTGCTACTGCAACAGCATTAGCAACCGCTAGAGCAATTGCTCTCAGTGGCGATGTTGTTGGTACTGCAGACTTTGATGGTACTGCGGGTATCAGTATTAGCACCACAATACAAGCAAATAGTGTTGCTCTTGGAACTGATACAACTGGTAACTATGTTGGTACGATTACTGGTGGAACAGGCATTACTTCAAGTGGAGCAACTTCTGGTGAAGGTATCGCTCATACGATTTCAATAACAGCTGGATCAATTAGTTCAACTCAACTGGCCAGTGCTTCTACTTTGACAATTAAGAATACTTCTGGAACTGTACTCAAGACAGTAATTGGAGCCGGTAGCTAATGGCTAATCCTAACTCTAGGACAACTCTGATCGATTACTGTAAGCGCCGACTCGGTGACCCAGTTATCGAGATCAACGTTGATGAAGATCAAGTTGAAGATAGAGTTGACGAAGCAATACAGTATTATCAAGAGTTTCATTCTGATGCGACTTATCGTGGATATTTGCAACATCAATTAACATCTACTGATATTACGAATAAGTATGTCGAAGTTACTAATGATGTTCACTTTGTTTCTAGAGTGTTTCCATTTATCTCAAGTACTACATCATCGAAAAGCTTATTCAATCTTCGATACCAAATGCACTTATCAGAATTAACTGATATGTCTCAGTTTGCTGGTGATATTGCTTATTACGAACAAATCCAACAATATCTTTCTCTTCTTGACCAAACACTCAATGGCCAAGCGATGGTTGATTTTTCTCGTAAACAAAACAGAATTTATATTCATGGCCATATTGAAGACTTAGATATTACGGCTGGAGATTATCTTGTAGCCGAAGTCTATTATACTGTGGCTCCAAATACTCACACATCGGTTTATAACGACATGTGGCTAAAAGAATATACAACTGCGCTGATTAAGCAACAATGGGGTATGAATCTAATGAAATTTGAGGGAATGCAACTTCCCGGCGGTGTTATTCTAAATGGTAGACAACTTTTTGATGATGCGACCGGCGAAATTCAGGATCTCAGAGAAAGGATTAGACTAGAACACGAAATGCCAGCTGATTTCTTTGTGGGGTAATAAATGGCTCGAAATTTATACATTAGAGACAACGTAAGGTCTGAGCAAAACCTATACGAAGATATCGTTATTGAGTCTCTCAAAATCTATGGGCAAGACGTGTTTTATCTTCCTCGAGATACTGTCTATGAAGACAGAGTCTTTGGAGATGAGATTCCTGCGCGCTATAATTCAAGCTATAAAATAGAAATGTATATCGATAACCTTGAAGGATTCGACGGAGAAGGAGATTTATTTACTCGCTTCGGAGTTGAAATCCGCGATGAGGCTACTTTTGTTGTGTCTAGGCGTAGATGGCGTAGCACTATTAGTATGTTTGATAACGAGATCAATAGTGAAAGACCAAGAGAAGGTGATCTCATTTATCTTCCACTTTCTAATTCTATGTTTCAAATCACGCATGTCGAGCATGAAACACCGTTCTATCAATTAGCGAATCTTCCAGTTTATAAATGCAGAGCACAACTCTTTGAATATAACGATGAAGACTTTGATACAAGTGTTGATGTTATTGATGATATTGAGCGGCAAGGTGCTTATCAATATACTCTTACACTCGACTCGGCAAGTGCGTATACTTTACCGGGTCAAACAGTATCACAGACTCTTTCAAGTGGAGTGACTATTAGCGGCGAAGTAATTCGATATTCTGATAGCGATGGAATTCTATACGTTGGCCACGTCGGTTCAGACGATGGATTATACCACAACTTCTACGTATCTGATTCTGCAGGATCTAAACTTACGATTAGTGGTAGAACTAACCTTGCGATTGGTGATTCTGATCTTACAGTCACTGCAATAGGCGAAGTCAATACTATATCAGAAAACGAACAAAACGCTGATTTTGGCGCAGCCGGAGATGATTTCCTCGACTTTAGTGAAGCAAATCCGTTTGGTGATATATCGGGGAATGACTAATGGCAGATGATTTTTTTGATTTTGGTTTCACGGCAGTTGACGAAGATGAACTGCAATCTGTACAAGACGCACAAAAAGTTGTTGGTGATACTCAAGTTGAAGCTAAAACAACACAAGAAAAACTGGATAAATTATATAACGCGGTTGTACCTTTATTAAACAACTTAAAGAAAAACCCAGAAAAGGAGTATATCCTCTGGCCTGATAGATTAACGAAAGTTGAAGCTTTTGAAGATCATTTGCAAAAGATATATAAAAGCTAATGTTTGGTGGGCACTTTTATCACGAAAAGACTAGAAAGGCAGTTGCTATCTTTGGCAAACTGTTTAATAACATCTATGTGCTTCGTAAAGACGGCAGTGGAAATGGAACGTCTCAAGTAAAAGTTCCTCTTGCTTATGCGCCAAAATCAAAATATCTAGATAGAATTCGTGAAAATCCTGACCTTGATACAAATACAAAGGTTGCAATTAAATTACCACGAATGTCTTTTGAAATTACAGCTATCACGTATGATAATCAAAGACAAATTTCTAAGATTAATAACATCTCGAAGTTTGGTACTGACGTTAGTAATAGAAATAAGATTTTTACTGGTGTTCCGTATTTCTTATCATTTCAATTAAACATATACGCAAAAACTCAAGATGATGCTCTTCAAATGGTTGAGCAAATCTTACCAACTTTTAATCCTCAGTATACTGTAACAATGAGACCCTTTCCTGAGTTTACTGACATTAAAGAAGATGTTCCTATTACAATCACAGGCGTAAGTTTTCAAGATGATTTTGAATCAGAGCTCGGAGCTCGTAGAACAATCCTCTATACTCTTGATTTCGAAATGAGAGTTACCTATTATAGAAGTATTGGTACTTCGGCTGTTATTCGCGATTCAAGAGCTAAGATCTTTGGAATTCAAAATGGTCTTGCTGATTCAGACATGAGACTAGAAACATTGAGAGTTACTCCTGACTCAGATGGTATAAATATACTTTACGATTCAGACTTTGGATTTACAACTACGTTCTATGGAGCGGACAGCGATGCCCCATGATAAAGATAATGCTAAGAATGATTACGATTATTCTCGTGAAACATACTATGAATTAATTGAAAAGGGTAAAGACGCTCTTGAAAGTATGATTGAAGTAGCTAGAGAATCAGAACATCCTCGAGCTTACGAAGTATTAGCCACTCTAATTAAAAATGTTTCAGACGTTAACGACAAGCTAATGGACGTTAATAAGAAACAAAAAGATCTTGACCAAAAGGATGAAGTAAAGCAAGTTGAAAATCAGCAAAACAATTTCTATTTAGGATCTACTGCCGATGTTCAACGAATGCTTCAAGGTGATATAATTGATGTTGAACCCACTAAAGACGTACTTAGGGAATCCTAATCTTAAGCGAGACGGTGTTCAAGAACAATGGACTCCTGAAAAGCTTAGAGAATATAAGAGATGTATGGATGATCCTGTATATTTCGCTGAGACGTATATAAAAGTAATTTCACTTGATCAAGGTTTAGTATCATTTAAGCTATATCCTTATCAACAAGACATGTTTGAGCATTTTAATGAGCATCGGTTTAACATTGTACTGGCTTGCAGACAATCGGGAAAATCAATATCCGCGTGTGCCTACCTGCTCTGGTATGCGCTGTTTCATCCGGAAAAAACTGTTGCAATCCTCGCAAACAAAGGAGCCACTGCCAGGGAAATGCTCGGCAGGATCACGCTTATGCTGGAGAACTTACCGTTCTTTCTTCAACCCGGATCAAAAGCTGTCAACAAAGGCTCTCTTGAGTTTGCTAATAATTCTCGAATCATTACTGCTGCGACCTCTGGGTCTTCTATTCGTGGTCTATCCATCAATTTGCTTTACCTTGATGAGTTTGCTTTCGTAGAAAGAGCATCTGAGTTTTATACGTCAACATATCCGGTGGTATCTGCTGGTAAAGATACTAAAGTCATTATAACGTCAACGGCTAATGGTATCGGCAATATGTTCTATAAAATATGGGAAGGTGCAGAGCAAAAAGTCAATGAATTTAATTCTTTCAGAGTCGACTGGTGGGATGTTCCGGGACGAGATAAAGAATGGAAAGCACAAACAATTGCTAACACTAGTCAATTGCAGTTTGATCAAGAATTCGGTAATACATTCTTCGGCACTGGTGATACCTTAATCGGTGCAGAAGCTCTTATGAAATTAAGAGCATCAAATCCAAAAGAGTATTTTGAAGGCGGAGATTTTCTTGTCTATAAACAACCTGTCAAGAAGCATGAATATATTATAACTGTTGATGTTGGAAAGGGAAGAGGTCAGGACTATTCTACATTTAACGTAATCGATATTAGCGTGGCGCCGTTTGAACAGGTTGCTGTGTACCGCAACAATACTATCTCGCCTTTGCTCTTCCCTAATATTATATATAAGTACGCAAAAATCTACAACAATGGTTATGTAATTGTAGAATCTAACGACCAAGGATCGTTAGTTGCTAATGGTCTATACCATGAATTAGAATATGAAAATGTCCATGTAGAGTCTGCAATTAAGTCAAATGCCATTGGTGTTACAATGACTCGAAAAGTCAAAAGGCTTGGATGTTCGGGTTTAAAAGACATCTTAGAAAATAATAAATTAAATGTAGTAGATGAAGAAACTATACTAGAAATATCTACTTTTGTAGCAAGAGGCCAATCATACGAAGCATCGGATGGGAATCATGATGACTTAGTTATGACGCTAGTTATGTTTGGATATTTTGCTCAGACTCAATTTTTCTCAGACATGACAGATATTGACTTAAAACAAATGTTGTTTGAAGATAGAATGAAACAAATTGAAGACGATATTGTACCATTTGGATTTGTTGATGATGGTTCAGATTATATAGAATCAATCGAAAAACCTGATTGGGTAGTTGAATTTGATGAAATTTAATTTTATATAAATATATCATATAGTGAACAGAACCGTATTATGAAACTTATAAATAGAACCTCAAGAGGGAACTCATGGCACTTTTCGCACCATCACAATCCCCTGCAGTTGTTGTCAAAGAAGTAGATCTGACTGGCGGCGTGCCAAATGTTCAGACTTCTACTGGCGCATATGTAGGTAAGTTTAAGTGGGGTCCGGTAGACAAAGCGACCTTGGTAGCTAACGAAGAAGAACTCGTTGGTACTTTTGGATCGCCAGATACCTCCCACAACATCAATTTCCATGACGCAGCGTATTTCCTGCGTTATTCAAACGCTCTTCAACTTGTCAGAGTTGTAGATGCTACTGCAAAGAATGCTGCAGCGACAACCGGTCAAACATCCGCATTTGTCCATACTGCAGTAACTAATCCCGTTGTTAAAAATTTAGATAATTTTAACGCTCAGATTACTGCACTTGATTCCGATGGCCACACTTTTGTAGCTCGGTTTCCTGGAGTGCTTGGCAACTCATTGAGAGTTTCAGTATGTCCACCATCTCTGAATGATTCAGCGTTTAATGGTTGGACTTACAAAGGCTCTTTTGATGCTGCTCCATCAACATCAGACTGGGCAGTTGCTAGGGACGCTTCTGATGATGAACTACACGTTGCAGTTGTTGACGTAAATGGTTCATTCAGTGGAACTAAAGGGACAGTTCTTGAAACATATCCTTTCCTTTCAGTTGCATCTGACGCAAAAAGCGTTGAAGACGGGACTGCACTCTACATCAAAGATGTAATCAACAGTCGTTCATCGTACGTACACTTTGTAGACTTTGATTCCAACTTTACAAACTTTGGTAGTGCTGGTACAGCTACTACATCTGGAACACCTAAGTCGTTCTTAGGAACTGCTGTAGAAACTTCGGCTACTACTAACTTTGAATTTGATTCTGGCCTCGATGCAGGAACTCTAACAACTTCAAATTATCTAAGTGGTTTCGACCTCTTCGAAGATAAAGATCAAATTGAAGTTGATTTCTTGATTGCTCCGGGCATGGGATCTGCTGGTAACCAAACTACAGTTACTAATGATCTGATCTCTACTGCGAACGCTCGTAAAGATTGTATCGTTGTTACTTCTCCTGCGAGAAGCGACGTCGTAAATCAAACCAACGAAGCTACGATCACATCAAATATTACTACAACAACTGGAACATTTACCCGGTCAAGCTATTCTGTGGTAAACGGCAACTACCTTAAAGTATACGATAAGTACAATGACGTATACATTGAGATTCCTGCTAGCTCTTCGGTTGCTGGTCTTATGGCCGAAACTGATAGAGTTGCAGCTCCTTGGTTTTCACCAGCTGGTACTCGGAGAGGATTACTTCTTGGTGTAACTTCGGTTAATTACAATCCGAACAAAACACGTCGAGACACTCTTTACAAAGCCGGTGTTAACCCGATTGTGAATCTTCCCGGTCAAGGAATTTTACTTTACGGCGATAAAACAGCATTGAATAGACCATCTGCTTTTGATCGCATCAACGTAAGACGTTTGTTCCTTACACTTGAAAGAGCAATTGAAAGAGCTGCTCAAAACGTACTCTTTGAATTCAACGATGAGTTTACTCGCGCTGAGTTCGTAAATATTATCGAGCCTGTACTTCGCGATGTCAAAGGACGCCGTGGTATTACAGACTTCCGGATTATTGCTGATGAATCAGTAAATACTCCTGCAGTTGTTGATCGTAACGAGTTTATTGCTAACATCTTTATCAAGCCTGCTCGCTCGATTAACTACATCACTCTTAACTTTGTCGCTGTCCGTACCGGAGTTTCTTTTGAAGAAGTTACCGGTCAGGCATTTTAATCTAAGGAGGATTTAACCAATGGCACTAGGTAGTGTAGACGAATTTAAGTCAAGGCTGACCGGCGGTGGTGCTCGCGGTAACCTCTTTCAGGTTACTCTTGCCAATCCACGTGGCGGTTTAGGTGTTGATCTGGATGTTGACTTCGCGTCATTTATGTGTGAGACAGCCCAGCTTCCGGCTTCAACGGTAGGAACAATTGTGATTCCTTTCCGTGGACGCCAGTTAAAAGTTGCTGGTGATCGTACATTCGATGCTTGGACAATAACAGTCATCAACGACACAGAGTTTAAGATCAGGAACGCAATGGAGCGTTGGATGAATGCCATCGCAAACCATGCAGATGCCGGTGGTACACAGGCACCTGATGTTTACTTTACTGATCTTAAGGTTGATCAATTTGATCGTGAAGAAAATGTCATTAAGACATACACGTTCAAAGACGCTTGGCCTTCAGAGGTAGCTCCAATTGATCTCAGCTATGGTGATAATGATACAATCGAAAGATTCTCTATCACATGGCAGTATCAATACTGGACATCAAACACCACTGATAATTAATAATATATAGAAGGAGCAGGAAAAGCTTGCTCCTTCTTTTATAAGGAATTAACATGGCAGAAAACAATCGCGGATTTAGATTATTTGGTTTCGAAATCAAAAGAAATACGCCTGAAGAAGATCCAAAAAAGGCTGCTTCGATTGTCCCCGCGCGAGATGAAGATGGTGCTGGTTATGTAACAGCATCCGGATCTCATTATGGCCAATATATTAATCTAGATGGAACCGACGCTAAAGACAACCACTCTCTTATCATGAAATATCGTGGAGTTGCGATGCATCCAGAAGTTGATGCAGCAATTGAAGATATTGTAAATGAAGCAATTGTCGGTGGTGAAGATCCAATTACTATTGACATGGATAACTTGGACGTTTCTGACGGAATCAAAAAACAAATCAAAGATGAATTTGATGGTATTTGTTCAATGCTTAGTTTTAATGAGCTTGGACACGATATGTTTAGACGTTGGTACGTAGATGGTAGAATCTATCATCACCTTGTTGTTGATGAGACAAATCTAAAAAAAGGTATTGTAGACATTCGGCCGATCGATGCTGCTCGGATTCGTAAAGTCAAACAAGTTAAAAAGAAAAAAGATCCAGCAACTGGGGCTGATCTGATTGAAAATGTAGATGAGTATTTTATCTATCAAGAAAAGCCAGGAGCTCAGACTTCAGGCGTTAAACTTTCTCTTGATTCTGTCTCATACGTTACTTCTGGTCTTCTTGATGAAACTAGACGTAAAGTATTATCCTACATTCACAAATCACTGAAGCCAATCAATCAGTTAAGAATGATGGAAGACTCTTTGGTCATCTATCGCTTAGCTCGTGCTCCAGAGCGTCGTATCTTCTATATTGATGTTGGTAACTTACCACGTGGTAAAGCCGAACAATATATGAAAGACATCATGACACGCTATCGTAATAAGCTTGTCTATGACGCAGCGACCGGTGAAATTAAAGACGATCGTAAACATCAATCATTACTTGAAGATTTTTGGCTTCCACGTCGTGAAGGTGGTAAAGGTACTGAGATCTCAACTCTACCGGGTGGTGATAACCTCGGTCAGATTGATGACATTGTTTACTTTCAAAAGAAACTCTATCGTGCTTTGAATGTTCCAATTAATCGTTTAGAACAAGAATCACAATTTAGCCTCGGTAGATCAAGTGAAATTTCTCGTGATGAGCTTAAGTTTCAGAAGTTTATTGATAGACTACGTTCTCGGTTTAGTCACCTCTTTATGGGTATTCTCAAAACTCAACTTATTCTCAAAGGTATTGTGACTGACCAAGACTGGGTTGACATGAAAGAAGACATTCTTGTCAACTTCATGAGAGATAACCACTTTACAGAATTAAAAGAAACAGAACTTTTAAGAGAAAGAATTCAAACACTAGACCAAATGTCTAATTATATTGGTGAATATTTCTCGAAAGAATGGGTAATGAAAAACGTTCTAATGTTCTCTGATGATGATATTGAACAACTTGCAAAACAGGCTGGTGATGAAGAACAGCCACAAGGAGAAAATGAAAATGAGTGAAGTTGAAACACAAGAACCTGAAATTGAAGAAAATCCACTAGCAGGTCTAGTACAAGCTGCATTGGATAAAGATTATAATAAGGCTAATGAACTTTTTGGCCAAGCTATTACTGTTAAACTTGATGACATTATAGATCAAGAAAAAATTAAAGTTTCTGATCAATTGTTTAATGGAGCAGAAGAAGAACAGGAGGAAGAGCCAGATGAAGATACTGACGATTCTGAAGATGATTCTGAAGTGGAAGATACTGAAGCTGAAGATGATGTGGATGCTGATGAAGAAAATTCTTCTGAGTAGAAAATAATAAAGTTATAAATATATAAGAATGAATGAAACAAAAGGTTTGTGTAAAATGAAATTAATTTCCGAATTTACAGACATTCAAATCGGTTACGAAGTTATCACCGAAGAAAAAAGTGGTAAGAAAAAATACGTGATTGAAGGTGTTTTCGCGCAAGCCGATAAAAAGAATAGAAACGGTCGAGTATATCCACGCGGAGTAATGGAATCAGCAATCGGTAAATATAACGATGTGCAAGTTTCTAAAGGCCGCGCAGTTGGTGAATTGAATCACCCTGAAGGACCGACCGTTAACTTAGATAAAGTTTCTCATAAGATCGAATCTCTTCAATTTGAAAGAAACGATGTTATGGGCAAAGCCACAGTATTGGATACACCTATGGGACAGATTGTTAAAGGTCTTCTCGATGGAGGTGTTCAGCTGGGCGTTTCGACTCGTGGTATGGGAAGTTTGACGCAACAAAATGGCGCAATGATCGTCAAAGACGATTTTATGCTTAACGCTATTGATATAGTACAAGATCCATCGGCACCGTCTGCATTTGTTAATGGGATTATGGAAGGTGTAGATTGGGTTTGGCATAACGGCATTATTGAGGCAAGAACTATTGAAAAAATGGAGACTGAAATTAAGAAAGCTCCACGTGCTGATCTCTATGAGACACAGGTTCGTGAGTTCAAGAATTTCCTCTCGTTACTCAAAACTTAGATAAAATAAGGAGTCAATAAAATGACTGATCAAGAAAATCTCGATCAAGATGTTGAACTCCATGATGACGAGACTGTCATGGAAATGTCTGATCACGAATCAGATTCAGTAAAAAGTGCTGATTCTGCCGCAGACGCTTCTGGTAATGCACCAAAGCGTACCGGCGACCAAACAAAGCAAGAACCAATGCCAAAGACCAAAGCGGCTCTTATGGCTGCTATGATGCATAACATGGGAAAGATGGATAAGAAATCTCTCCAAGCTATGTATGGCAAGCAT